TAAACTGCTGATATTCAAAAGCACGGCTACACATAAAGATCACACCTTTACGGATGTCTGTGCCATATACTTCATTATGTGCTAATATATAGGCCATAAGCTGTAGATAGTAATCTTCTACCCATTCTGCTTTCTTAGGCTTGTTGGTCTGCTTATAATCCATTACCGCTGGTTCATCTTCGTGTACGCCAACTAAGTCAGTGGTTCCTGAAAATAGTCCTGGAAAGTATAAACTCTGTTCCATGGCCCATACTTCAGACACTTTGCTTAGTCCTTGTGCGATGATGACATCTGCCATTGAATTGGCCTGTATGTGAACAGGATTGTTTCCTGGCTGACGTTGCATGCCTGCTATAAATCTTTCCAAATTACCATGCATGGCAGTGCCCACACCTGATGCTTCTTTGGTTATCTGTGCGGCTTTGTCATGTCCAATTCTATCACGCCATTCATTTAAATGGGTCATGTCTTTGGTTGCGGAAAGGATGGTAGTTACACTTGGTAAACTTTCTCCATCCGGTGTAAGATATACACGTTTGCGTGTAACAGGATCATTGATCTGTTCACAGTTTTTGTATTGGATCCGTTCAACGAACGGTGGTGGATTGATTATATTTTCAGTCATAGTGTATATTATACACTAAATCGTTTTTAAAGTCAAATCTTGGGAGTTGCTGTTTGTTGAGCCAACTGTTGAGGAGCAGCAGAAGCTGCCATTTTATCTACAGCAGCTTGGCTATCTGCTGGAGTTTGTGTACCGTCTCCGGTGGGTTCTTCGTCTGGTGCTCCAGGAACATTAAGTTCTATACCCTGATCGTTGAAATTTTTAACCATAGATTGCACAGCAGGGCTGCCGTCGTATATGGCTTTGAATGTTTCGTAGTCTGCAGCCATTTCGAATCCATTGGTTTTTAGTACCTGTTGTAGCCCATTCCAATTTAATTTAGATGGTGCTTTTTTTGAAGCCGCACGTCCGATATAGTTCCTGAGAACTATAACCAATTTGTCTCCGGTGTCATCACCTTGGAATTCAAAAAATCTCATCCTAGTTCAGCCAATTGTTTTCTTAAATCATTTAACTGTTGTTCAGTTTGTTTGATTTGATCTTGTATTTGTTTCTTTTGTTCTTGCTGTTGATTAGCTGCCAATGCTGCCTGTGCCGGATCCAACCCTCCAGGTGGTTGTCCCATGCCTTGTTGCATACCTTGTTTAAAAGCGCCAGCAGCCTGTCCAACTGCGCCAGCAACTCCTTTAGCTGCGCTGCCAATTTTACCAGCAACATTACCAACTGCTCCGACCGCTTTACCAATACCGCCAGCAACTGCTCCTAGAGCAGGCATCAATTCATCTAGTTGTGCGTCAGATTCTTTTAGATCAGATAGTCTCATTATCCTGCCAATACTTTTAACAGGCTGTTTTGATAGTTGATACTTTCACGTTTTTCACGACCTGCTGTTTCAGCACCACCAACTGCTGCATCTGCTGCTGCGAATTCGTCATCAGCCATTTCTGGTTCTGCGTTTAATGCATCTGGTTCTGCTGGACCTGCAAGGTCATCAATACTGCCTGCTTCCGGAGCTGGTTCAGAGCCTAGCAGTTCAGCACCTTGTTCTTCACCTGTGAGCATGCGCACACCTGTGGCTAATGTTTCGCGTGTGGATTTTAAATTTTCTAGTGCTTGTTGAACAGCTGGAGCCACTGCACTGATATATGCTTTGGCCTGTTCTTGTCCCATTTCGTCACGGATTGAATCACCTAATTGGATTAGTTGATCATTTTCCATACCGCTGAGTTCTTCAATCCAACGGCCAACTCTGTCAACCATTGTTTTTGCTGTGACCACAGCAGTGGCCTGCTGTACTTCACCTTCTTGTAATTTAGTCATGTCTTCTCCTGGATTATCGACTGATTCATTTTTATCTTTGTTGTGTTGCTTCCATGCTGTTGCATAAGCAATCGAACGTTCTTTGTCTGTGATTTTGCCATCATTGGCATAGCCTTTTTTGATGTGCTTGACCATACGCTCGCCTTTGGCTGTCGGCGGTGCACTTTCTGGGAAGCTACCGTAATCTTCGTCACTGCCATGGCCTGCTGATGCTAGTGCATCACCATCGTCTGTATTGTCGTCTGGTTCTTGATTACCTGATTGTTCTGCGTAATCTTCTTGTGCGTATGCTAACGCTTCTTCGTGCTCGTAGCCACCTGGTTGAACCATCTCTGTGCACCATTCGTCGTTTAGTTTATTGTTGCCGTCACCTTCACAGTAGCCTTTAAGTGATGTTGGATCTACCTCACCGTCGACTACTTCATAGGTAATAGTTCCGTCACCTGTTTCTCCGTCATCCCCTGTGAACATGTACTCCATTTCGTATACATCAGCAGGAGCTTCATCAAGTGCTGCTACTCCTGGATCTGAAATAAATTCTTGACGTTCTGCAATTTCGCTGTTGATGGCATCCAGCATCCACTGTGCTTGTGTAAATGCATCGTTTTCTAGATTTTCGTTAAATCCAGATTCGCTGCGCACTGTATGGATTTGTGTGCGTAATTTGTTACGAGCATCTTCTAATTGCTCTAGATCAAATGATTCGAGATTTAATTTTTTCCCGAATACTTTTTCTATAGATTCAGTGATCTTATCTGCTGCTCTGTTGCTTTTAAAAAGGTCTGTTGTTCTCATAGTTTTAAGGGGTCCAGAATGTATCGTATATTTATTCAGATTGTTGCTAAACTTTGTGCATGGTTTTTAGCTAAGATTGCACGATCTCTGCTTTCACAGTATCTAGCCCACATGATATCTGCACGATCGTGATCCTGGCTGTTTACTGCCTGCTGGTATCGTGCTCTAAGCATTTGGCTGTCCTGATACCATTTTCCGTATTCTTGATCTGCGCGATAAACTGCATCAGCTCGTATATCAATCTTCCTTCTAGCTAGAATATTGGCCAAACAAATGGCCACAGCATTTAGATAGATGTTTGAATACACAGTTTCGTTGGCACGGATTAAATGCTTTATAGTCCCATCACTTACTATCTTTATATCGCCAACAAGAATACCATCAGCTGTTTTAACAGGCAGTATTGGATTGTTTTTAATTGCAGACTGTAATGTCTGCTCTAAACGTTGAGATAATGAAGCCATAAAAAAAGGACCTATGGCCCTTATTTAAGTTAGTATATTTGGTTAACCTAATAACTTGGTTAGTGCTGAAACATGTCCTGATGCAAAGCCAACTACAGCGATAGCACCTGCTATCATATATGTCCATTTGGTTTTGAATTTTTCTAATTCGCCAATCTTACCAGCTAATTCGTTGTGCTGTCTGCATGATTCGTTATGCATTTCTTTGAGAGTGGCTTTGAGATCTGTGCCTGTGCGATCCAAGCAGTCGTGCATTTCTTTCACGTCTACTTTGATTTCATCTAATTTTTCGTCCAGGTTAATGACCTGTACTTCAACCACACTAATACGTTCTGCTACTGTAGGCATTCAGCCATCTCCTTGGTTAAGTCAAGTGCTCGCTCCGAGCCATGTGCCTAATGATGAAATGCCTAGTTTTTGTTTGCCTTTGTAATATGTATTTATCCAACTTCGCGTAATTCGTATATCCAGGTATTTGTGTTTTCACCCTTGGTTGCGAAGATCGACGGATGTATGTCTATACTATTATTTAGTTGATCTACGATAGGAACGCCGTGCAGGTCGTCCACTAGCAGGCCCGTAGGGTTGTTATCATCTTTATAAAATAATAACTCTCGTTCTGTGTCAAATTCCCATGTCCAATGATTGGCTTTGCCTGTTCTTGGATGCGGTAATCTACCATCTTTCATTTCGGGATCCTGTTCCCATGTGACGTTGGCCCGAAGTCCTATGGCCTGCAGCAGACTGTTGAAATTGGCCTGTTGACCTAATTTTGTTTTGTCTGTTTCGGATCTGTCAGGATTAGTCCTAGTTATGTCTACCAGTGTAATTATTTGATATCGTGCCATGCAGTTATTTACGCAGATAAAAAAAGAGCGGAAATAAATTCCGCCCTTCGTCTTCCCATCCCTGAGAATTAACTAATTACAATGCTGGAGTAAAGTGTGCTTCAACAGATACAGTGAATGTACCTGAACCGCCGCCTGTTGCACCTTCTGCTGCTGATTTGATATCAGCAACTGTTAGGTTACCAGTACCTTGGCAACGTAGGAACACTGTTGCTGTTGTACCGCTAACAAAAGCTGCACCGTTTGAAGTACCAACTGCTGCAACTGTAAATGCAGAGTCACCAGTACCTGCAGAACCTTGACTTCTTGTGATTTCACTGATAGCTGCATTTAATTCTGCATCGTTGATTGTGCTGTCTGAAGCAATTTTAACGATTAACTCACGTCCAGCATCAGACTGGCTGATTCTGTTCTTAAGTGCGTTTCCGCCAAATGTTGCTAAAGTTGTAACACCATCGTTAGCGATGGTTTCAATTCTTGAATATACGTCTGCCATGATAATTTCTCCTTGATCAATGATCCCGCTCCGGGACCGGCATTATTAGGAATCACCTTGATTCCTATGCAAGTATTTATATTGGATTGAAAAAATCAGGTGTTTTGAGCGTTAATCTGCTCTAAATGGAGTCCAACGATCTCTAGGAACCAGTTTTGAGCCACCTGCTACATAGCCTTCGCCGCCAGGTTTGCCGCCTGTGGTAGCTGTGATGTCGCCCTCGGCACTATCTAGTTCGCGAATTACTTCATCTTTGGCTGCCATGATTTCTTTGACCAAGGCAAACATAGAGTCCATTACGCCTGGATGCTTTTCGCTGTGTGCAGCTATCTTAGCAGCTTTGGCAGGAGTCTTGCCTACGAATTGCATAAAGGCATCAGTGTTGATGTTGTCTAATTGTTTGGCCTTGCTTTGTGTATTAACAAAAGTATAGATTTCACTTTGTAAGTAGCCCATGCCTGCAACAGGTGCCAACAAGTTATTAATGGCCTGTTGATTTTTAGCCAAGGCCTGTATTCTACCAAGGTTATCTGCACTCACAGCAGAACGGGTGCTGACTGTGGTTAGCCCAAATACTTTCAATTCTGGATTGCTGGCAAATATTTCTGGGTCGTCAAAATCTTCTCCAGTCTTGTCGCCAAAGTATCCAAACTGTTTGTGGGCAGCCACGGCAATTTTAGCCTTGATCAAACTGCGTCCTACATCGCTGTTGCCCAACACTGCATAAGTGGTTTGATTGGGAGTGAATGAGATTCTACCATCAGCACCTTGATAAGGTTTGCCTGGATGAAATAGTATGTCTCCATACACATAACCGCGGAAATCTTTGGGAGTTGCCTTTTCAAACACGGGCCACAATGCTGCCATATCCGAAGCAAACTTATCACGCCAGTCTTCACTCTTGCCACGACTCATGATAAACTGTTTGAGATCTTCTGGGGAGTTGCTCTTGCCTTCTTCACGTCCCCAGTTGTTCTTGCCTACCATACGGAACGTGCCATCTTCGTCACGTCCCCAATACACAGTGGGATTGCCGTCCCACTTGATAGTGATACTGGTTTCTGGTTTAGCAAGGCTTTTTAATATTTCTATTGCTTTGACAGCGCCATTGGGTTCTGTGAACACTAGATCTTCTAGGTGATTGAACTCGCGACCTACTTTCTTAGGCACAGGTGTTTCTGCTTCAACTAATAGTTCCCAAGCTCTCATTTTACCACTTCAATCATTTTACGAAACCAAGCACCTGAACCTGGAGTGAAACTTTCCACTTTGCCTGCTTCTGGTAATTTAACACCTTCACGGCCTAGTGTTTCTCTAGCATCTGCTACTAGTTCTTCGTAGTTAGGCAGTTTAATAACATAGTCAATGATAGTTTCTGGATCTTGCAGATCTTTGATTGAAGCAGTTTGACCTAGTAATTTTTTAGCGATTTCGTTACCGTCTTTGCTGACTAACTCTTTGCCATCGCTACTCATTAATCCGTTGTTCGCACTCCACTTCATTCCTCTTACTCTAGCTATGCTGGCTAGGATGATGTGTCTGTGAGCACCCTTTAGCTCGCTGCCTTCACGGCCGCCCTGTAGGGAAAACTTCATCCAGTTAGGTTCACCAAACATAAAGTCTGATTGAACATATCCGTTCTTCTCATCACCTCGGATAGGAGTTTTGAAGTGTACTGAAATACCGCTCTTACGAATCCATTCTTTAGGATCGCCGCCTTTCTTAGCAATATAGTCTGCTAGTTTAGCAGCGAATTCATTTTTGTTAACAGCGTTGGCATCGATAGCAAGATCTAAGTCACCTGATGTTTCTTTCTTGCCTGTGGTACCTAACATGTTATCTGTGAGCTCTAAACCCGTGACTGTTTCAAGCCATTGTACTGTGGGCAGTACGTCTGCTTTGTTAATTCTAACTGTTAAGATTGAGCCAGCATCGTCTTTGAATACGTTGCCGCCTTCTAGTAATACATCATTCATTGTCTTTAGATTCCAATAGCTTTTTGTTAGCTTTGCGAGTTTCTACGATCTTTTTAATACCGCGAGTAAATTTAGCAGAGTCCTGACCACGTATGGCATTGAGAAATCTACGCTCTAACTCATCTGCTGATTCAGCATCATAGTGTTTGTGTAGAGTTTCTAATAGATTGATAGCGGAATTGATGATGTTGACTGCCCGGCTTTCAAAGAGGTCGTCTTTGTTGCGGACTTCTGCCAGCTCATTTAATTCCTGCAGTATTGATCTTGTTCTAAGTTTCATATACCTTTCCTATCATGTATTTAATCCAATCCCAACCATACCAGAAATACTAATATTATGGTATTCACTGCTAACTTAACTGAAAAATGCTGCAAAATACTGCCATTTGCTCTCTTATATTATACATTCATTCTAAATAAATCACTAACGTTAAATTTGTTAGGAATCAGGGAGGTCTTACAATGGAAGTATTAGCTTTAATTAAAAAATGGGCATCAGCTCTTGCAGACACAGGTGTTAGCGTGTTGGCATTATTAATCGTACTAGAGGTATTATTCAAAGGAGCAGCAGTCCCATTTTTACCAGTTGTTGATGTGATTGGTTCTGTAACAGCTATTGTTAAAGGACTAGGCGCAGAAGGTTTAGTTGGACTGGTAGCAGTATGGGTACTTTACTCAATCTGGAAAAACAAGTAATACAGTAATTCTAGGTTGTACCTTCTAAGAGAGCCACTAACAGTGGCTCTTTTACTGACTCAGTATAAATACTGAGTAGATAGATCTACACACACTTACAGAGGACAGTATCATGAACGCAATATCGAAAAAGATGTTAGCCATCTTAGAACGTTTGGCGGAAATGTTTCCAAACAGTTCTTATCAAACTCGCTTGGATCAGTATCTAAGCACCAAAGGCATTACCGATGCCACACAACTCGACAATTATATTAACGAGTTTAACTATTCCCACAAGGAGAAGTATCTATGAAAACTATTATAAAAAGTATTTGGAGTTTTTTCTGTGCTATGGGCGAAGCTAGTTATGCTGCTCATCTAGCACGTAACGGCAAATGGCGTGAAGCCCAAGAAATTGCTAGAAAATAACTTCGGTTAAATTTGCCATAAAAAGCATTGCATTTTTAATAAAAAAGATATATAATAATACTTAGACAGCAAGGTTGTTGTCTAAGGAAACATACACACACAAAGGAAAAATTATGTTTAATCAAACTATCGACGCCATTCAAACTGGCAAGAAAACAATCGTTAACACATTCGTTACCGACAAAGAAATCCAATCAAAATTAGTAACACTAATTGAAGCACAGACCAAGTTTTATCAAGGTTGGGTTGACACAACTCTATCACTTGCACAAACTCTTGTTTCAAATGCTAAAACCACAGTTTACAAAGGAGCAAAATAATGTCCTTCGAAACTCCAAAACTACCAGAAGTTAAATTTAACAAGAACGGATATGAAATCCGCACAGACATCCTAGATATGGCCAAAGGCCTAGTAAGCGATGAGTTCCACTCAAAGTTTCAAGGATGGGAAATGACAGCTAAACGTGATGACAAAACTGGTCAGATCGTTACCACAGTTGGCATGCCTGAGTTTCCAGGACTTGATAAAGTTCTAGAAACAGCTGAAAAGATGTACGCATTTGTTAACACAGGTGCAAAGAAGTAATTATATTATTATACTCCCGGAGACGGGATGAAGAATTATATATCGACGCATAGCGTCTTACTATAGCAGTGGAAAAGCACCTTCGGGTGCTTTTTCTTTATCTAACTGTGGCTAACTTAAAGAACCTCAGTATTGAAATGTACATCCAACCTAGGTCAAACTCATACCAACGTTGACTAAACTTAGCGTTAGCTCCATCGGCATGATGGTTGTTGTGCAGTTCTTCCCCACCGATCCAAACAGCCCACGGTATTAGATTACGGCTGGTGTCTTTGGTATCAGTGTTTCGATACCCCCACCAGTGACTGAGTCCGTTAACTACTCCAGCAGCCCAGAATGGAATCCATATCATTTGTATACCCCACACTACCAGTCCCCACGGTCCAAAGAGCAAGCAGTCTATGACCAGCATTAAAAGAATACCTGAGCGACTGTGTGCGGAGTATATGTTACGTTCAACCCAATCATTAGGGCAGTCCTTGCTTAGTGAATCTACCATGGCTGTGTCTTTGCTGGCAGAGTGATACAGGAATGCTCCCCCAAACAACACACGCCATATGCCGTAGATCTGTGGGCTATGTGGATCGCCCTCTTGATCTGAACGTTGATGATGTTTGCGATGGATAGCCACCCATTGTCGAGTAACCATGCCTGTTGTTAGCCAAAGCCAGGCTCGCATAAAATGATTAACTGCTGGGTGGAATTGCACTGCTCGATGTGTTTGACTGCGATGTAGATAAAGAGTAACACAGGCTATAGTAATTTGTACCATTACCAAGGTGTATAGTATAATGTTCATGAGAGTATTTAGTGCTCACTTCAAAGATACCTTCCGGGCACGACTCCTTAGTATCTTAGCCCAGCAGCCGGGCACACACACCGCTTTATAACAGCAAACGGTCCTAAGGTGTGTTCTTTACTCCTGAACCTTTTCTATGGTATAGTCAGCTTCAGAAGAATCTGGATAACGTGTTGTTAGTTTAGTGATAATGTCAGCTCGGCTTTCGCCCTCAATACGAGCAGTACGGCCACTGGCAGTCTGTGTTACCGAGTAAGTACCTGGACCGTCGTTAGCATCAACTTCTGCTGCTGGATCTGCTTCTGGTTCATCGGTTTCTACTCGAGATGCATAACTTAACGGTGCTTTTTTCTTGATGTCTGCCACTGCTGCCGCAACATCGTATCCGCCTCGTACAATATCTTCACTAGATGTTTTAATCTCCTCGGCTTTGGCAGTCATACCATCTGCGATCTTTTTCATCAGTCCTGGAAACAGTTCTGCGAATCGTTCATCATTGCGAGGCATTTGTCCACGATTGTCTTGATCACCGTTTTGTAATTGATTAGTTGGTAAATGCATCTGCCATTTACCGTCTTTGTTATCTGGGTTTTCTTTGTCAAAGATTGATATGATAGGACCGTCTGGAGCATAGCGTTGGAACCATGTTAGTCCACTGCTTGATCCTGTACAGAAGTTAGCTTGATATCCGTTGTTGTTATTAAACGTATAACAAGCACCGTAGTTGAATGGTACTACAACTAGGAAACGTTCATCGTCAACTACTGTGACTTCTTTCTTTTCACGTTTGTGTTTTTCAATAACTTCAGCATCTTTGATACGGCGCAATTCGCTTTGATAATCACGATCGCGAACTATCTGTTGTATCTGTCTTAGAGCTTTGAATTTGTTAAAGTCTTGATGAACAGGTTTTAGTTTGCCGCGAGTGCTTAGAGCTTTCCATGCTCCAAGAGCATCGCCACCTTCACCGTTGATGTCTTCGTAGTCAGCAGCACCGTTGACGTATAATCTTGTGAGCCAATCATCAAATTTACCATCTGCTGATAGGTCACCGTAGTCTGTTGAACTCAATGATTTATCCAGCATAGTTGACCATAGAGCCAAGATGCTTTGATCATCGGGCTTGGGTCCTAACTTAGCAATTGATGCTTTAGGTAGTGTGCTGTCGTGACGCATAGCGATACCTAATCTCTTGATCATT